TTACCTTTCTGTAAGTGAGTGGCTCCTACTCTCTTATTATGTGCAGCACCTACCTTTCTTGCTTCGTTATGCTTACCTTGTGCCTTTAACTTTTTCTGCTGTCTCTCTACTGACTTCTTCTGTGCCTTATATTCTTTCTCTGTATAGATCTTACCAGTCTCTTTATCTCTATATCCTGTCTTCCTCCACATCTCATAATTCTTTGCCTCTACCTCTCTCTTGGTCTGGTCACCAAATATCTTCTTAATCTTCCTACCATCGGTGAAGATCTTCATAGGGTTAAGTAGATACCTAAGAACCCCAAACCCACCTACGAAACTAAGGAATCCAAATAAGAATCTAAAACCTCTCTTTATCGGTCCCTCCTTAAAGTTACCGAACATATTACCAAGACCACCAAATAAAGCATCTACTCCAAATCCTGCTAAGGCAAATGCAAACTTACCTATCCCAAAGATTACCTGAAAGACTTTCTTTGCTTTCTCTGAATTCTTAGATAACCAGTCAAAGGCACCATACAGTACAAAGAAGTTGAACAATGGTCCAAGAAACTTTGCTAGTCTACCAAAGAAACCTAACGCCTTCTTAGCTGCCTTTTCTTTTAATCCTTCATTCTCCTTATGACCATCCTCTATACCTTTCTCTGCTAACTTCTCTGCTTGATCTCTCTTCTTCCTCCTGAACATCTTTGTCCAGTTGGATAACCACTTCTTAAATCCTTTCTTCTCTTTAACTTCTTCACCTACTACCTTCTCTACTCTCTCTTCAGATCTCTCCGATAACCACTCTTTCTCAAACCTAATAAGTTTGTGAGTCTCTACCATATTATTAGCAATAGACTCTGTTACTGCACCAGTACGATTGATACCCTTCCGAATCTCATTAAAAGATCCAGAAAAAGGTCCATCATCCTTGATGGGTTTAATTTTAACAAAGCTCTTGATTGCCATTTATAGGGACATCCCCGATTCTTCTTTTGCTTGCCGTCTTTCCTCTTCTTGTATATGAGCAATGAGGAGATTCACGTAAACATCTCGTTCCCACGGTATCATGTCTTCCAACTCAGTTAATGAGTATTTGTGATGTTGCATTAATGCGAAATTCGTCTTGTAATAATTTTCAAGACTGTCATGCATTAACGCTACTCGAAAAAAGCCGCTAGACCCTCAAGTACCAGATCACTCTTAACTTTCGTTTCAGGATTAGTCACACTCAAAGTATATGATAGTTTAGGCATTGTTTCAAAGAAAGCTTGCACCTTCTGAAACTGCTCTGCATTAAGATTCTCAAGAAACTCTAATGCTTCCTTATGTGAGAAGGAATCATATACCTCTTCTGAATCATATACTTGGTCAATACAACCAGCAGCTAATTCAAAAACATCATCCATTGAAGGATTATCAGATAGGTTTTGTTGAATGAATACATCCAATGATGGATATTTCATCTTAATACCTACATTCCCATCCAGATCAATTTCATTATTATGCCCATCAGGTATATTAATGTCCACATCTGCTAGTGGAATGGTCACATTGACTTGAGTCTTTTCATCATCTGGACATGTAACTTTAAATTCACTTGTCTCACCAACAGCAACAGATCTAATCTTAAGGAAGATATATTCAATCTCGAATGTAGCGAGACTTTCAACCTTAGTCTTTAAATTGGTGCAGTTTTTAATAATGGTCTTAACTGCTTTAATCATCTGCTTGTTGTCTTGCGACTCCATAGCAAGGTAAAGTAGTTTCTCTTCCTTCACGAGGAAGGGACGGTATGATACTTTTGTGCCTGTAATAGGCAACTTCATTTCATACTCAGGTATGGCTAACTTAGGTAAAGGCATAACAATTAATTATATTATCTTTATTTAGGTGCCAAATCTAGCTACTGACTTTTGATTTTGGCTAACACCTAGAGCACCCTGTGCATCAGAGAACCCGTTAATATATCTATCAGGGGTATTATCACCTAATACATCATCTGCAATAGTGTCAAATCTATATCTTTCATACTTAAATCCTACTTTAAACTTAATTAATCCTGCTGGAGCATTACTAAAGGTCAATCCTCCCAAATCACTTGGATATGCTCCAAAGAATTGCCATACACCTGTAGTCCTATTAAGTCTAGTTGTATAACGTTCTCTATTAACGTTAATACCATCATAATTAACAGGAGATCCTAATTCCCACTTAAGTATCTGTATATTAGTAATATACTCATCATAGAAGGTAGCAGTATTCTGTGCATCAGATGCAGTATAATTCATCCACTTCTCAAAGAATGTGCGATGAATCAAATCTTTAGTTGTTACAAACTCTATACTTAGGTCTGAGTTTGCTTGATTAGTTGCATATGACCACTGCACACCAACATTTGTCTTTGATTGTGATGTAGTAACTCTTCTTCCAGGTAGAGTTACAGTATCAGCAAGATAATTCATAGCATCATAAACACCACGCTGATCCCTTCTCAGGGTAGGATCGTTTGCTGCTAATACTGGTGGCATAAAAATATCTACGCCATACAGATTGGACCTAGCAGGCTCCCGACCAGTCGTGGTAAGTAATTGCTTAAAATCTTCAAACCCAGTGCTCATTTGAGTCTACTCCATATAATGCTGCTTGGTACTTCCATAGTCCTACCAAGACCTTTAGGTCTTATAACAAATTGCTCAACTGGAAGTGGTGTCATTTCTCGAAACTCTTCTTGAGGTACATTATATGCTCTAGTGACACTAGACATAAAGTATTTATGGTGGCAACGCATAGGATATGATATACCACCCGAAGCCCAACTATTTGCCATGCTTCTTCTACTGTTGGGCCGTAGATAATGCATATTCCCGCCAGAGAATTGCTTCTTCTGATAGTCTACATCCGTTATTAGTACCATAGGGAATGTATCCCAGAATGCTAAATCTGGTGTCTGAGCTGAATAATTGAAGAATACGATATCTCCTACAGTAAAACCTCCTTCATATGACTCTAGTCCATACTGAAGTTGCTCTCTATACCATTGTTTTGACTGTTTTATACCTCCAGCGAGGTCTTTTACATCTGTGAAGATACTCATACGTTTAAATGTTTCTCGGTTAGTATGATAAAGCTCATTCTATGATCAGCACAATATGCTCGTGCTGCTCTCCATTTAGCACTATTTACATTCCAAGTCTTAACTTCACTCAAAAACGCCCTAGTTTTCTTCCGTTTGCGTGGGGGTTTAGTCTGTGCAGCTGGTTTGACCTCAATGATTGATCTGGCAATCCTTCCGTCTCTGGTCCTCGCCTTGACATAAAAATCGGGATAATAACGATGGATACGATTATCCAAGGGAGACTTATATGGAATAATAATTTCTTCACTTCCCCACTCTATAACGTTTGCATTGTGGTCGCACCATACCATAAATTTGCGTTCCCACAAACTCCTATAAATAATACGGGTATGATCACCCTTATACTTATGTTTGTTTGATGGTCTGAAGATTCCTTTATAAGCCATGGCAAATTACGTTTTTCCACAAAGTAAACCACTAGGTGTAAATTCAGCTACCAGTAGAGAAGCAATTCGTGATGAATCAGCTTTTCCAACAAAGGTAATTGATTACCTTAAGTTAGATATATTTAACCACGAAGACAATACAGCTGAAGATACTATCTTCTTATATTTACCAGAATCGCTAAGTGAAGCATATACAGCGAAATGGGAAGGTATAGAATTAGGTGCAGCAGGTGCAGCAGCAATGAATGCAGCAAGAGGTATTGTGGATGAAGGGGGTATTGGTGAAGGTTTTAGTGAACAATTAAAGAAATTCGCACAATCAGCAAAACCAGGATTAGGGTTTAAAGCTGGTGCTGCTGCCATTGAAGGTGTAGTTGGTTTAACTGGTGCTGCTGGCGGTGGTGGAATTGACTCGAATACACTTGCTCAAATGACAACAGGTAAGGTATTCAACCCATACGAAGAAGCAGTTTATAAGGGTGGAGCATTTAGACCACATGATTTTACCTTCCACATGGTACCAAAGAATTCTTCTGATGTGGTACGTATATACGAGATTATTCATAAACTCCGTTTAGCGATGCTACCTGGAAAGGATCAGAATATGTGGTTAACACTACCTAACTTCTTTAGATGTCAAATAGTTAGATACACTGATGCAGGTGGTGGTAAAGAAGAGATATCTAACCCAGAAACAG